CTTCTAAATGTTCTAAGTGTGTGTTTGCGTCTTCTAATAAAAGTTCCATTACCAACTTATCCTATTGTTAAAACTTACGTCTGGTTCTATTGCCATAAACTTAATCAATGCTTCCCAAGACTTACTAACTAATTCTTTTACTCTATTCCAAAAGCCTTCGAACCAATTAGCAACTTTGTCATATGCTCTCTTTATAACATCCATTATACCCTCTGTCAATAAGTCTGCATTTTTAATTTCTTCTTCTACAACCATCTTAACACCTAGACCAACTGCTGACCAAAATGTATAGTAACCAGTTTTGCCTTTTGGATTTGTTGGTGATTTTAATTGTGAAGATGTATTTTGTGTAGACTTAAATTTAACATCTGGTCTAACTTGTTTTGCAATCTTCTTAACGTATGCGTCATTCATTGATTTAACTCTATGACCTTGTGCATTTCCATCATAGTCTGTAACTAAGAAGTAATCAGCTGTGCCTTCGCTGTTATCAAACTTAGTACGACCTGTCATTGCTTCGTATGTAAATGCTTGTGCAAATCTTGGATTCGCATTAAATATTTTTCTTAAATCTTGTTTAAATGCTCTGTGAGCTTCATCTGCTTTCTTTAGTATTTCTACTTCAGCAAACTTGCCTGCTTTTTCTAAATCTGTTTTACTACCTTTGATACCCATCTTAGATAAATCTGTTGACGGTAAAAGATTGTCCATCTGTTTACCTAATGCTTTTACTGACTTGTCTAAAGATTGTTTTGATGTTTCTGCAGCCACATAGAATGTAGCAGAGGCTTCTGCTTGACCACCAGACATGAGTTGAGCATCACCTGTTTTAAGTGATATTCTATCTCTGCCTATTACGAAATCTGTTTTGGGAGTTAGTGTAGAACCCTTTGCACCACCTGGTCCAAAGTATGTGTTCCATTTCTTAGATGCAGGATAAGAGTTCTTTGGAAACTTACCCTTACCTGATAGTCTTAAACTAGATACAATTTTCTTACCAACCTTATCAGAGTTTTTGATAAGACTAGATTTAAATTTAGGACCACCTGCAGCTGCTACGATAACTTTTTCCATATCATAGGCGGCTGTAGTATCGCCTTCTAAAATAAGATTATCAATTAGATAATCTCTAAAATTTTGCATTTTGCACTTCTCCCATGTACAATCTTATACCACATATCCCATTACAAGTCAAGTAAATTCGATAGTAATATTTATAATTCTTTAGTACACAGGAAGTTAGGAATGCCTTGATTATACTTCCAAACTTGATGTTTATTTTGGAAATCTGCTAGTTTTTGTGCGTCTTCTTCAAAGTCATAGACTGCGACAATCCGTTTGGCGTTCTCTCTGACTTGCCAGTAGAGTTCTTTGCCCCTTTTTGCGAGCTTGATAGTATACTTTAATTTCTTAGAATACACTCTTTTTTTACGAGAAGTTGCCATAAGTATTACCTTTGTTCTTCTTTATATATGATTCGAGGGCATCTTCATCGTTCTCCTCGACTTGTTGACCAACTAAAGTTTGTGCTGATTGTTCAACATCAAATAGTTTCATTCTTGCTCGATCTACACCAATAACAAACTTCTTATTCATTGTAGGATCGTTGTATCTATTCTTTAGTTGTTTTACCATCATCTGACCTGCTTGTTCTAACTCATCGTTAGAGATTAACGCAAACATAAAATCTGCTGTTGCAGGTAGACCAAATGATTCGGAAGTATCTTCAAGGCCAACATCTGTAGACACGAAACCAGTTCTTGTAGTTTGTGTCGCTGTCATAATAGGTAAGTTGGATTCTACAGCCAACCCTCTAAGTTCTTCAGCAATTGCCTTAACATATGTGTAACTATTAACATTGGCACCAGGTTTGAAACGTGAACTAGCACAGATATTGATGTAATCAATAAACACAATATCTGGCTTGAACGTTTTCTTCAAAGCCAATTCATTGATCAATGCTTTGAAGTGACCAGCACCAGCAGAGGCAGTAGGATATTCTTTGATAACTAATCTACCTGTTGTTGCCTCTTTTAATTTTTGTATCTTGTCTGAAAATAATTTCTTGTTTAATGAATGTAAATCATCTGTAGAAATATTAAGTAAGTTTGCATCTATTCTTTCTGCAATTCTTTCCTCTGCCATTTCCATAGTGATATACAAAACATTTTTATTAATCGACAATGCATGTGCAGCCATGTGTGTCATAAACATTGTCTTACCAACACCAGTACCTGCCAATGCAACGTTCAACGTTTTGTTTGGCAAACCACCTTTGGTAATCTTGTTGAAGTATGATAAATCAAATTCAATACGTTCTAGTTTTTGATGATAGTAATCAAATCTTCTATCAACATCATCTAAATAATCATGGCCAACATGAGAATCAAAAGAGACACCCAATGCATCGCTTAGTATTTCTGGTATCGCTTCTGGTGTCCGTCTTGTATCTTTACGCTCAAGTATTTGAATACCATCCATCACTGCGTTATGTATCGCACGATCTTTACAAAACTTCTCTGTAGTTTCTACTAACCAATCTAAATTAATATCTTCAGGATTCAAAGATTGTATCAAAGCAACAATCTGTTTGTATTCTTCATCCGTAATATCTCTACGGTTCTGAATATCAATCTCTAAAGTTTCTCTGGTTGGAAGTTTGTTATACTGAGTTGTGAATTTAAAGATTTCACTAAACAAAATCTTTTCTAAACGATTTGAAAAGTAATCTTCTTTAATAAAAGGTAATACCTTTCTACTATAATCTTCGTTATGTATTAGATTCTTTAGTGTGGTTCTTTCTATTCTTTCGCTCATTTCATCTCCAGTTGTATGTTTTCATGTAGTATATCATTTGTTAGTTTCTTAAATTCTTCACTTTCAGTATCACAACCTTTTGGATTATGAATTACAGTGTAGTCATATTTAATTCTTAGTTGACCTTCTTCTTCTAAAAATTTGACACTACCATAAACATACTGAACATCTTTAAACGGACCATCATCAATATTGATGAGATCGTGTTCGTATCTAATATGTTGTACGTATCTATACTTCGTTCGAGCCATAAGAAAATTCTTTTTTGGCAGCTTCTTCTAGTTGCTCCATAATTTCTTTTGTGAAATATTTCTCTGGTTCATTCTGTATAGTTTTCGAATATTGTTTACTGCCATCTGGCAATTCAATTCTTGTTGATACTTGTTTGAAGATACCATGTTTTAATGCCAAGTCTAATAGACCATAGTGTCTATCTAAACCTGTTTCATATCTCAATCTTGTATCAACCATTACGTTCTCTTTAGATAATCTACTTTTATGAGTTTTACAATGGATGATGTTACCGATAATATCAGTACCATCTTTTTCTTTTTTCTTAGATAGGTATACGATAGTTGAGGCTGCATACTTCAAGCCTGAACCACCACCCATTTCTTTTTGTGGAAACATTGAACCAATCACATCGTAAGTATGATTAGTAATCACAAGTGGCACTTTCGCTTTACCAAGTTTCAATGTCAACACTCTAAATGCAGCCTTGACAACTTGACTTCGTGTCATGTCTCTTGTTTCTTTACCATCTGCTGTATCTTCAATCTCTTTTGTTGTAGATAACATACCCAAAGAATCTAATACCATAAACAATGGTTTTCTTTTTGATTCATCTATTTCCAAATAAGAATCCAATACTCTTAATGATTGTGTTCTAAATTCTTGTACTGTTGTCACTGGCATGATTGCAATACGTTTTGTATCAATGCCACGACTTTCAACTAAATCTTTTGTTAATGCACTTTCTGATTCGAAGTATACCACGTTGGCATCTGGATTATTATCCAGAAAGTTTTTCACCATTCCTAATACAAAGAATGTCTTACCAGTTGCACTTTCGCCAGCGATAGCTGTGATCTTATTTCCAGGAAGACCACCTTGAAGTGAACCTGATATCAGGCCGTTGAAAATATACGAACCTGTATCAATGAAATTAGCAACGTCACCTGCCTCAACACCATCGTCAACAATGGCTGCAAATTCATTACCAGTCTCTTTGATTATATCTTTTAAAAAATCACTCATTCAATTACTCCATTTTAATAGGGCTATTATACCACATTTTTTACTTTTTGTCAAGGTTTATTTTACTCAACACGTTATTATATATCGATTCTGCAATCGACTTCATCATTAGAGGGGGCACCATTCTGCCTACTCTCTCTGCCTTTTGATTCCACTTACCAGTGAGTTTGAAGTCATCTGGTAGTGACATTATACGTTTCAGTTCGCCTAGTGTTAGTTTTCTAGGTTCATTCCAATGAAACGCACCTGCGTTTGTTTGTCCATTACCCATTGCTGTCAGTGTGGGTGCTGGTGCATATTCTGAAACACGTTTTAAATTAAAGTGATGACCTTTTGGATGATAGTCACCACCAGTCAAAACTTTATCAGGATTAGTCGGCATCTTACTACCTGTGTCTTTCCAATATGCTGTCTTTGTAAACTTCTCAGTTAATTCTTTTACTTCTTCATCATCGTATTGTAAATCAATCAATGCATCTTTCAATGGTATAACATCTGCACTTGGTTCAGGAAATACATTTTGTATTGTCATAAAATTTAAACCAACTTGCTCTGCAATATCATTTCGAATACCTATGAAGATAACTCTCGTTCTTGTTTGAGATACACCATAGTTCTTACTATTCATTACTTGCGAACAAACATCATAACCAATATTCTCAAATTCATTTATAATTTTATTGTAATATTCTTTTGCCTCACCAATCGTTAGACCTGCCACATTTTCTGCAACAATAACTTTTGGTTTGATATCTTTTGCCACTCTTAGAAACTCAAAGAACAAGTCTTCGATGTTTTCAACCATCATACCATCTGAATACTTTTTAGTCTGTCCCCAACCATCTGAATGTTTACCACCCGTAGAATGTGACAGTTTACCGGCCACAGAGAACGCTGAGCAAGGAGGAGACCCGTCTAGTATGTCAATGTCTGTAGTTCCTGCAATGTCTGTAAAATCTTTCGCTGTGAGTTTCTTTATGTCACCAGGTAGAATAGGGGTGTCTGGATAGTTCTCTTTGTATGTATTTTGTGCTTCTTCTACAAACTCATTAATACACAATATCTTACCACCTGCCAATCGATAACCAGTTGACGACCCACCACCACCAGCAAATGTAGAGATTACATTAAACTTGTTTTGTGATGATGCCTCGTTGACATCTTTTAAATTATATGGTTTATACTTACTCAAAAAAACTCTCTATTGTATTCATACCACTTGCATCAACTTTCCAATTGATTGCCTCTAAGATAAACTTCAATGGTTCGAAGAATGACTTTTGGAATTGTGTTTCATAATCAATTACAGAATGAAAGTTAAACTGTGGTGGTAGTTTTGTTAGAAACGAAATCACATTTGTTTGATGTGTGTTTGGTTTTCTTAACAACACATATTTAATTTTATCACCTTCTTGTATTTCTTGGAATCTTGTTAATAACTTTTTCTCATGTAGTATATGATTATATATCAAACTACCTTTGACGTGCATTGGTGTTGACTTTCTAAAGATAGAGTTTGAATCCATATACTTCTTTAGACCTTTTACTGATCTAGGAAATGCAATCTTCTCAGCAGGCATGTGTTCAAACTCTTGTCTGAAATCATTTACAAATGTTCTTAGTTCTTTTTCTGATTGCGACATAATAATATTTAGCGCTTGTTTAATCTTAGATCGACACACTGCAGGTGTAGAAGATTTAACAGCCTCGATGCCCATAATCTTTAGTTGTGGTTCTGCATACTGAACACCTTCACTATTATGTACATTTAAAATATATCTTTTCTTCGCTGTCCATATACCTTTGTCTGCGATTACTTCTCGTTTCATAAACATTTTCTGTTGATAAGCATTCATGTATTCTGCTAGTTCAGCATAACAAGTATCGATATATGGTTCAACCTTTTCTTCACAAAACTTGTCTAGTGCTTTTACAACTTTAGTTTTATCTAAGTTATCGCCTAGTCTTTTTACAAGACCTGACATATTAATATAAATTGAATCTGTATCTGAGGCAATAATATAATCTTTATCTTTTGTTTTCAGTAAATGATTTAAATAAGCATTCATCTTATTTTCAATCCATCGAATAGCCAATTGACCAGAAGTTGTTATTGCCTCTGCCTCTCTGTGATCATAGTATCTAAAATATTGATTACCAATCGCACCATAGGCTGAGTTCAATGAAATCTTTTTAGAAAACTGTATGATATGATATTTTGCAATATCATTTAATAATTTTTTGTTCTTTGTTTGTTGATATTCTTGTTGTGCTTGTATCATTAATTTTTTATACTTCACACGGTCGTTGTATTCTTTCTCTAACATCTCAGGTAGAAAACCTTGTTTATCAGTTTTATACATTGTGCCATTGGCTGCAATTGCGATGTTATTATCTTTGAGTTTAGATAGATTATATTTCTTATCTAATAGTTTGTCAATCTTCAAATCACTTTGAGAGTTTATGATAGTCTCTGGTGAAATATTATATTGCATAATCAAATGTGGATACAGTGAGTTCAAGTCAAAAGACACAACCCATTCATGCATACCAACTTGTGGGTCTTTGACATATGCACCAACAAGATCAGTAGAACCCTTAGACTTTTGTTTAAGTGGTGGTATAATATTTTTAGATTTAAGATGATTATAGATTAGACAATCCCAAGTTCTAACCTGTGAATAAATGTCTTCGTAATTTACTTTAGCATTATATGCCATTGTAATACACAGTTCAATCAGTTTTAGTTTTTTCTCTAGTTCATCAACTAGTTCAACGTCAACAATATTATAATCTACAAACGATTGATAGTCATTTGTATACCATTCTTTAAATGTTTCAAATGGGTTCTCATCTTTCTTTTTGCCAAGTTCAACTTCAGCAATATGATCTAGTTTAAAACTCTCATGGTTTTTTACTGTAAGTTTTTTATACAAATCCATGTAGTCTAATTGTGCAACACCAAGTATTGAAAATCTTGCAAGTGTCTTACCCATCATTTCGATTGGATCAGATCGAACAACATTCCATGGTGAAAGTTTTCTAACATCTCTCTCACCCATTAGATTAATAATTCGATTACACACATATGCCATATCGAATAGTTTACTATTCCAACCAGTGATAATGTCAGGACAATTGTCTTGCCAGAATTTTAGAAACTCATCGAGCATATGCATCTCAGAGTTACAACGAACAAAACTTACATATTCTTTTTTTACAGTATAGTCATCTGTACCCCATACTATAATTTTACCATTGTTATGATTTTTAATTGTGATACAAAGTATTTCTTCGGATGCATCTGCAGGATCAGGAAAACCTTTTTCACATGCAACCTCAATATCGATTGTGAAGATTTTAATTTTCTTTAAGTCGTATTCAATAGAACCAGGGTAATAATCAGACATGTACTGATAATTAAAGCGTTCCATGCCATAGGCGAATCCATGATGACCTTCATACCTTTGAATAAATTCTTTAGCATCTTTTATACTCTTAAACTGTTTATTAATTAGATACTTGCCATCTAAAGACTTGTATCTAGTTTTATCTTTGTATAAATGATATAGTGTCGGTTGATAATACAATCGATCATCAAATCGCTGACCTGCTTGTATTCCCCTTACAAGTATTTCATTACCATACTGTACTACGTTCGTATAAAAATCAATCAAGGTATTTGTACTTCAATTCCATCATGTTCATCGTGTAGTATAACTTGACAACCACAACGACTTTTGGTTTCATTATATTTTTCAACATACTCTAAGACAGTTCTTTCAGGACCATCTTCATCAACAGGTTCTATTTTATTTATCCATGCATCATCTACGTATACATGACAAGTTCCACAAATGGCACTGCCACCACAAACAGCTTCGATGCCAGGAATGTATTGTTTGCTAGAATGAAATCTTGCAGCCTCCATGACCGAAGTATCTGCAGGCACATCCACTGTTTCAATAATAGAACCTTGTTTATCTTTGAAAGTTATCTTAGGCATTTAACATCCTCATTATAACAGGTTTAGACTTAAAAGTCAAGGGTTAAGTATCGTTTTTGTCTTCTTTTTCTATATAATCTGATAGAACAAATTTTCTATTTGGATTTACTGCAACTCTGAATAAAGACAATAAGTCTCTGTTAATTAGAATAGTAGATTTGGCATCCTGACTTGTTAGACCAAATGGTGTCTTTGGATACACTCTGTTGTTGAATTTAATATCTATCTCAACGATTGGTCTTGTCTCTTTCATAGTCACGTGTTCTGGACTAGAGATGCCGATAACTTTGTGTTTGAATTTTTTACCTTTGTATTCCCATCTTGCTACTTTGCCATCGTGTTCTAATTTGTCTACTGCAAACATCGATGCTTTTGTTCCATTACCTGTATCAAACTTCGCACGTATTGGACCAACTCCATCGATTTCAATTCTTTCGATGTAACCACTTTCAAGTTGGAACGATGGTTTTCTTCTATTTGATTTTTGAATATACTTCATAATATTAGTCATAATACCTTCATTAGACATACTCTCACTTGGTGTCTGTTGTTTGATATTATAACCCATGTAATTAGAACCAAAACCTGGTGAACCATTACATTCTAAAACTAACAACTCCCCGTCCACAATACAATGGTCAACACCAACTAGTGTTGTACCTGTGGCTCTAGCTGCAAGTTTAACTAATTCTATTTCATCATCATTAAGTTTGTATGGTGCTGTTTTTGCACCCATGTGTCTGTTCGATCTAAAGTCTGCCTTTGGTCTAGTTCTTTTTGTTGAACCAACAATCTTACCATCTAAAACTAGTGTACGAACATCGTAATCAAACTTTTTAAATTCTTGTATAATTAATTCTGCACCAAACTTCCATAGTGATTGTATAACTGATACTAAAGATTCTCTGTCTTTAACAATCGATACACCAATACCTTGTGTACCAGTCATTGTTTTAATAATTACAGGAAACTTACCACCAATTCTTTCATGTGCATCGTCAATACTTTTTTCATTCGATACAATTGAAGTTCTTGGTACAGGAATATTATTTCTTTCAAACGCAAGATAAGATGTCATTTTGTTATTACAAGTTAACATACCATCTCTGTCGTTTAACATGAACGCACCTGAACGTTCAAAGGAAGATAACAATGCCAAACCTACTTCGTTCTCAATTGCACCTGCACGAGCAAACACAACTGTACGTGAAGTATCAAAGTCTACATCTGTACCTTCGCCATCAATATTTGAAACTGATAATGTTTGTTTATCTAAATCTGATTGTTGAACCCAAGCATCTTGGATTGATATAAGATGACACTCAATTTTTAATTTATCACATACACCTTTTAGAATATTACCAAAGACTACAGGATTCTTTGTAATCTTATTTGTAAGTATTGCTACTTGAATATTCTCAGTGTCTTTATCTTCTTTGATAAAGTCTCTAAACTTGGGTGCTCTCATTTGATTGCTCGTCTTCTTTTTTCTTTCCGATGTTATATTTCGTCTCTAAATTCCATTCGTGCTTGTCTTTGAATGCTATAACTTTAATTTGACTTAGTGGTGCTTTGTTTCCAATAGCACTTACTACTTCAACTAAATTCCAATCAGATAATAACTGAGCAATCGTATTTCTTCTTTCGATATCGTTGTCTGAAATGTTTGCACTCTTGCCATCTAAAGCAAACAACTCTTTGAAATGTACGATAAAATATCTACCTTGTTTGTGTAGTATGTGACACGATTGAAATAATTTCTTTTCTTTTCTACTAGCAACTCCGATTCTTGTCAAAGTCTCTCTAACTTTTAAAAAATCATCTGGTGCTTTTAACTTGACCTCCAGCATACTTTCTGGCGACCATTGTAAATCTTCACTCATCTTTTTCTCCCACCGATTTCCATAATCGATTTAATCTTCTTAATTTGTTCACTATCCAGTATACTCAAAGCCTGTCTTGCTTTCTCATACGTATAGCCATAATATTTTTTGACCACATCAATATTAGCAATATTAGACTTATACCATTTGCTAAATCTTTTCTTCGGTCTAACAATATTTATATAAAAGTTAAACTGCATATCGTTGGGAAGATGGTGTAAACCATTCATTATGTTCGCTTCAAGCAATGTATCTACGTGATATGACATACATTTGTTCACAATGAAGGCAGGATATTTCTTTTTCCATGCAGGATCGTCTGAATCCATTAACCTTTCTTTTGTATTATTAATGGCGTTCAGATAGTCTGATAGTTGATAAGGTTTCTTCTCTTTAGGTTGCATTACGTGTCCACCATTTGTCTAGTAAGTAATACCAGAAACCATTTAGTAAAGGTTCTATTAAGGCAACACTTCCTGCTTCCCACCAAGTCGCTGTTGTCATCATTCTAACAACCATCATACTAATAAGTACGTGACCAATTGTATATACAAATGCTCTGCCACCTGATGTACTCGCAATGAGTTTAAATATTCCGTTCGTAAATTCTGGTTTAAAAGTCATAATCTAATTTCTCCAAATCTTTCTTATACCTTTCTTCGACTATCTTTCTAGCCTCAGTAGTATAATGTGGTCTATAGTCTGTGAACATTTTATGCTCACGTGCGTTAATCTGTGGTAGTCTTTCATATAATCCAAATCGTTTAGCAATATATGACCAATCGACATTTAGATTTTCATATCTACCAACATAGTCTAAAGCATTTACGTCTAAAAATTCTGTCTGTAAAAACTTCAATGAGTTGTTGCCAGGGAAATGTTCAGATTGTAGAAACTCTTCCAAAGAACCTAATTCATGTCTGGACTTTTCCCAATAACTTGCAACCAAGTCAAATGGATTTCTTACAAAACTAAATTTAAAATAATGATTGAATATCGTGTAATCAATATGAGACATGACACGATGCATATATCCATCGTGGTGAAACATGCCTTGCCAACCCTCGTTCATCACAAGACCATTTAAATTATGTTTGTAAGTACAATGTGGTGCCAATGCATATGTGATTGAACTACCTGCTGTTTTCGGATTATGAAAATACAGGATTTGTTTATCTTCACATACTATCATTTAAATTTACACTCACCCATTATCTCTGTTAAACAAGCAATCATATTGATTTCCTGATCTGCAACAAAGGCTGATTGATACATGTATTTAGCAAGTACCATAATCATAATCGGTTGTGTTTTTGGATCTACAAACTCTGACAAGTTAGAATAGATTTCTTTATACAACTGATTAGGATCCTTGTCTATATTATCTATAACCCATTTTCTTAACGTTACAAAATCTTTCTTCTTCAATAGTTTTGCAAGGTCTTTGAAACTTTGTTCAGATAATGAAACAAGTATACCAGTATCTATTTTACCAGATACAGAATACCTTTGTAATTCGTTGATAGTTCTACGAAAATCTGGATAATGTTTAATGATTAATTCTGCCAGAACCTTATCATCATAATCAATCTTCTCATTATCAAGTATTGCTTTTAGTCTCTTGTGGAAACTACCAGCAATCTTTTGTTTATCTTTTTTCTCAGTTCTAAACGTGATCACAGTACACCTTGAATGTATTGGTGCAATGATCTTGTTTATGAAGTTACAAGTAAAGATAAACCGACAATGTTTAGAAAATGTCTCTATGAAATTTCTCAATGCAGGTTGCACTGATTCTGGATTCATGTAATCTGCTTCGTCAATGATGACGACTTTAGGACCAGATTCACTCAACGATACTGTCGATGCAAAGTTTTTGATATTGTTTCTAACAGTATCAATCGAACGACCTTCATCGGAACCATTCAATATGATATAGTCACAACCTAGTTCTTCGCACAAGGCACGAGCAACTGTTGTTTTGCCCGTACCTGCTGTGCCTGATAACAATAAGTTAGGGATTTCCCCTTGTGAAAGAAACTTTTTAAATGTCTCTTTTAGACTATCTGGTAGAATACAATCATCTATTTTGTGTGGTCGATACTTCTCAACCCACAGAAAGTTGTCATTCTCTTGCATGACTAACCTCCGTATTTAGATGTTTGTTCTAATGCAATCCAGTATTCGATACTTTTACTTCTATGTTTGAAGTGACTAATCAGAGATTTAGAAATCTCTACATCATAATCACCATCAATCAATTTAAAGTTTTCTGCTTTAAAATGAAAAGTAAAATTCGCTGGAGCATTTTCTCCTACCTTTACTTTGTAATCGTTTGATGTTGAGTTTTTACTATCAACTGCTTTCAAAAAGATGTCGCCACCTGTTTCAGCTGTAACAGTAATGTCAGGCAACTGCATAACTGCCGATGCCTTTTTGACTTTTGCCAAGTCTGTTTGTGTTAGTGTAAAAGAAACATCAACTGGAGGCATCTTAATATCCTTCGTTGGTGAAACTAATACTGATGGGTCACTGAAATAATAATTGGTACTTGTTGAAATACCTTCTTCATTGATCACCATATTTTTTTCATCGAATGTCAACACAGGTTTTTGGAATAAACCAAGTGTACCTAAGAACTCGTGCATGTCATAGATACCTAACTCCTGTGGAAATTCTTCTTCGATCTCAGCTTTTGCTAAGATGTTCTTCATAGTAGAAATTGTTGACAACTTCTTACCAGGATTAATCAAAAGGTTCTGATTAATCTCAGCAAAGTTTTTCAAAACTTCTTTAGTGCTTTCACTTATCTTCATTATTTTCCTCACTTGTTATCAATAGTATAATGTAATGAATGGCCTTGAATAAATCTTTTTTATTCTTACCACCTTTTTTGCCATACCTGGCAAGATATTTCATCGCATTACCACGACAAAAATCTGATGCAATCCCTATTGATTGAAATAGGTCTTGTACTTGTATGTCTTTATGAACATAATGTTGTCCATATGTTGATTTGATGTAGTCTTTAACATCATTCAATATCTTATCTTCATTATATTTAAAACTCATATGGACTCCATTATATCAGGTTTGTTAGTTTTTGTCAAGGGTTCTTTTGTAATCATTCAGATTCATCGTTCCCATGTCTCTATTGTGTGATTTTCTGACCATTACCATATTATCACGTGTAGATTGTCCACCGTGATGATGTGATATAATATGGGCTGCTTCTGCATCCTCATAATTTAGGTCTAGTCCATCGACACCACATTTATAATCTTGCAATGCTAATTGATCTGTCTTCTCTTTATGAGTATATGATCTCTTAGGGTCTTGTAAGATTACATTTGATTTGATATCAAACTCTTGCAACAACCATGTTACAGTTTGTTTAATCTTTTTCTCGTGGTGTGGCGCACCAAGATACTTTGTAAATGCCTCTGGTATAAGTCTAGCAGAGTTGTCAAAGTCAAAGTCAACTTTGTCATCAGCATATTTACCGTTCTTATCTTGTAGAATTGCTAATGCTTTTCTATAAGACTTGATAAATTTCTGATAGTCTTCTACTCTAAACTTACCATAAGTATCAACCATGTGATAGTATAAGAAAGACAGCATCTTAAAATCTTGCTGTGTTATACCATGGTTCTCTATAGTCTTTTTTGCCACTGCACAATTCAATAGAAAGTTTAAATGGTCTTTTACTTTTTCACTTACAGTTTTTACATCTACGTCTTCCTCGTACATGTTCTCTAAGTCATCATCACTAGACGGACCTAAAAGTTTTGGTTGTGTGTGTCTGTATACGATACGAGCAACCAACTCCTCAGTTTTAAGTCTAGCATTGTTAAAGTGTAAGTATTTAAACTTGGCTTCTTTACCAGCAACTTGTGAATACTCAAACAATTCATGTATTCTATTATTCACACCTTGTACTACTCTCACTAATTCTCTAATGTAATTAGCAATTGGTAAGTCACCATATGAGTTAAGCATTTCCATATGATTAACATCTGTAGTTTCGTTTAACGTTCTAAAGATGAAACCTTTTGTATATGCATCTAGTGGTTCATAAATGGAAAGAACAATCTCATAATTTAGAAACTGTCTCTGTTTTTCTTCAGACAATTCGTTGAAGTATTTTCCATTTACTTTAAATTTGTTATTTAAGTATTGCCAGATGTATCTTTTTCTGTGACCACCATCAACAGATTCATAATCGTATTTACTGTCTAAGATGGATGTCAAAGTAATTTGACCAATATCAATACCAAGTAAGATTGCATTAATAATGCCCTCTCTTTTTTCTGGTCCTACTGTTACTGGAAGTCTTTGACCGACTGGCTGACAATCTATTTTAGTGTACCAATCGTTTTTAAATTGTTCAATGTTTAATGTTTGTTTATTGAACTTCTTTACGTTTACTTTTTCTTTTAACGTCATTTGTTTGCGGCCTCCTTGCCGTGTTTGTTAGTTGCCCTTATTGGGTAAGATTAAGGGGCGATTGCTCGCCCCCTAAATTTTGTTTAGTCAATCGAAATAGTTTTTGGTTTTTTATCTTCTGGTATTTCTCTTACCATAGAGATTTCCAATAAACCGTTTTCGAACTTAGCACCTTTCACTTTGACCTCATCGTTGAGTGTCCATGATCTTTCAAATGATCTAGTGCTGATACCTCTATAAATGTGTTCGTCCTCAGAGTTGTCCTCTAACTTCTTAGATTTAACTGTAAGCACGTTTTCTTTTACTTCAATATCGACAGTATCTTTAGACCATCCAGCAAGTGCTAATTGAATTTTGTAGTTGTCACCATCTTTTGATTTGATCAAATTGTATGGTGGATAACTCGGTGCAGGTGTATCAAGTAACCTGTCAAAGTCATCGAAAAGTGAATCGAAACCAATTGAAAATGGTCTCAGTTTGTGAAACGTTGTTAGCGTCATATTGTTTGCCCTCCTTAAGCGGCGTTGTTATGAACCCACATATGTGGCGTTCTTATTAATATATAGTGTCTATTTTTATTTTTTCAAGTGGGGACCCACACTTTTTTTGGTCCCCACATAATTAGTAACGAGAGGCGTTACCAGATGGACTTACGAATAGCCATCAAAACTATTTAGAAAGGAAGGGCCCGAAGGCCCTAACTTTATTTTGGTTTACGATGTGTAAACTAGATTACCAGTCGCCTTTAAACCAGCAGCGATAATCTCTTTGGTAGGTGTACCGATTCTGTAAGATGTACCTTTAGAATCTTTATTGATATACACCATGTTACCTTTTCTTCTTAAACCATCAACGACAGTTCTCGGAGATTGGAACCCATATTTACCTTGGGCCTGTTTCCATGAGATGGATTCACCTCTTTGTAGTGCATTTAAGAACTTTTGAGTTCTGCTTAATGTCTTTCTACCCATATTATTTTCTCCTTTATATGTTGTAGTTGTTTTTGATTCCACAGACACCACGTCTGATAGAATATTGAAAAACGATTTTAACATGTTATTCACGCTCCATTCTTCGTTTTTGTGCTTTTCTCCATCTTCGAATGTTCTCCTTTTGGAGACGCAATTTCTTCTCAGATGGTTTTTCATAATAACGTCTTTGTTTCAATTCTTTGATGACACCCTCTTTGAGCATCTTCTTTTTTAATACACGAATTGCTTTCTCAACATTATTATTGAAAACTCTAATTTCGATAGCCATACTATATTACCTCCTTCACGTAGACCATTTTATATCACGTTTCTTTGAAGGAACCTCATCCAGTAAATCAGTAAGTCTTTTGATTTCTGTTTTATGCTGTTCCAATTCAAATTCTTTTTTCTCTTTGTAATCGATGTATTTGCTATCGAGTTTATCTAATCTGTTTTCTATAGATGCTTTTTCTTTTTTAAGTGCCTTTACTTCTTCCTCTAATTCATCTATATCGTTTTTAAAATCTTTTGTAATTCTTTCTGCGGCTGCTTGTTCCCCAGCCTGATCTGCTTTGATCATCATACCTTGATGTGTATAAGATACTTCATTCATAAATTTTTTCATCAACTTGCCAATGTACTCAGTTTTAATTACTGGAGTGGCATCGATTATACCAGTTATCTGTTTGTATAATCTATTCAGACTAGCAGAGTTGTCCTGCACGTCCATCTTTAAAATCTTTTCGACCTCATCATCCATAAACGATGCTTCTTCATTAATACGTCTGAAAAAACCCTCGTGCCAATATGCATCTGGCGACATGACCGCAGGAGATGCCAAGGGCGATTTTACTCGCCCCTGGTTGAGGTCTACATTACGGATAGATTTTGAACGGTTCACCTTAGTCATTATCTATTGGGCCGCCCTCCTCACTATCATTGGAATCCGTTTCTGTCTCAGCGTTTAACTGAGATAGATCCTCACCTGCATCAACTTTAGTATACAGGTCTAGGAAACTGTTTTTAGTATCCTCATCAAATCTGTTAGTACAAACTTGAATTGCCTTCATTTTATTTTTGAAGATTGCATATGCATTAGCAATGTGGACAATTCTTCTAGTGGATATGATCTCATCAATACCACCATCATAAAATGTTTTTCTGATAACGTCTGCCCACTTAACTAAGTTTTCAGCAAACTTCTTATCATTGATCTTAAGGTCTTGGAATACCTTTAGTACAATGTTTGTTTCGATCTTCATCGAAGGATACGATTGCTCGAAAGTAATCGGAAATCTCTCAAGGAATGCTTCGTTCAAAACATTAGTACCGATAAATCTACCGTCTTCAGAACCCTTACCTTTAGTGTTGGCAGTGGCAACGATATTGAAACCTTTAGCAGGTTCTACATACTCGTTGATCTTTTTTAAGAACACGCCCTTACCTTCTAAGATAGGTTGAAGACACATAATTTTATTTGATGCAAGGTCGATCTCATCTAAGAGAAGTACGGCACCTCTTTTCATCGCATCAACAACTGGACCATCGTGCCATGCTGTCTCGCCGTTAACAAGTCTGAAACCACCGAGTAAATCGTCCTCATCAGTTTCGATAGTCACGTTAACTCTGATACATTCTCTACCGAGTTCGGCACATGATTGTAAAACGTTTAATGTTTTACCGTTACCAGATAGACCAGTAATGAAAGTAGGATAGAACATACCTGCTTTGATAACTGATTTAATATCTTTATAATGACCCCAAGGCACGAACGTATTATCTTTAGTCGGAATCACGTTCTCAGCTTTATTAGATGTCATTGAAACTTTTGCTGTCTTAACTTCTTCAACAGCCTTAACTTCAGGAACTGAAATCGATTGACCTTGAACAGGAAGTTTGTAAACACCTCTTGCAAGTCTAAACGCAGGATCTTTGATCAACCACGCAGGTGACGATTTCATCTTCAATTTTTTATTCACCTGTTTGATCTGAGATTTTGTAATCTCAGTATTACCGAACATACTTGAACATGTATCAACATACTCTTTTTGTTTGGCATTTAGGTTTTCATAGTTTAACATAATATATACCTCATTAGTTTATTCTTATATGCTATCAGGATTTCCTCGATTTGTCAAGTACTAATCCCGATTTTATTGGGGGGTGCGACAGCTTTGCCCAATCTGTTGCATTTTTGCAACACTTTTGTTCTCTGTTTGTTCTCATTACGCAACCCTATCAATAAATTGGTTAAGTATTACTCTGGACATCAACTTGCCCTTAGAGTATTTTTTGAAGGCAGCAACTAGTGATTGTCTTTTGTTTTCATCAACTTTAAACTCACCGTCTTCAACTCTCAAATCTTTTCCACCTTTGATCAACCACTGCTCGTCATAACCAAGTCTAGTAGATGATACGAATTTATTCTTAGCAAAATCTTTTCTGATTTTTTCTCTTTGTTGCCAAGTTACTTTTGGATCGTAACCAAACACACTGTAAGATAAATTCTGGTGACTTCTTCTACCATGTAAGATATGGAAACCAAGAATAACAGAACCAGTATGTTTTCTTAACAACTCAAAATAACCAGTAGATTTTTCTGAGTATGATAAATTAAAATTGTGTTTAGTTTTGTTATCGGCAACAACTAAGGTACCGTCATATGAATATGTCTCTTTTAGATTACCATGTCTTCTCGCATACACAGCATCTTTTACATCATCAGGATCAACCTCTGTCATGTAATCATAACTATCATGGCTGTCACCGTCAGTTAAAAAGATTGTATTCATTTTTTGAATTTTGTTTTTAGTAATAAACTGTTTAACCAGTGGAATGGCAGTTAAGATAGCTGCATTCAATGGTGTACCACCAAGTTGTAAACAACTCACTGGATGATAGTAAGTACCTAGAGTATCAAAACCATTGTGAGTATATGCAAGAGCAACTTTGTAAACTTCTAAACATGCCTTCTTAAACTCAGCAGGTTTCATCTCTGAACTAAACAACTCAAGCAAGTTAAACTTGTCCATAACTTTGTTACCTGCTTTGTAATTCCAGTAGTCATCTTTTTTTTCATCATACGATCTACCTGCAATTCTATCAGAGAACGCATAAACTTTGTATGGTAATTTAATTTGTTTACAGAAAAATACTAGATTGAATAACTGAGTGATTGTTTCATAGAAAGAACTATGCATCGAACCAGACCAGTCCATAAACATCATCATACCGTGGTTCTTACCATCAGGTATAACTGTCATCTTTTTGAATATGTCATCATTAAATTTGTAACTATGTAATTTGTTTACATTGATAACACCAGTTTTAGAAATCGATGCTCTCTTATATGCATCAGCAGATTTCTTCATCTCAAATTCTTTTACTAGATAGTTTACAGTTTTCATAGATGAGTTTTTGAATTGAGTAAACTGTTTTAGTGCGGCATCGTTAATCATAGTCAACGAGTTACCACCAATTTCTTGTTGATCAATAATACTATGTAATTCTTTGTAGTCAACTACAATCTTTTCAAGTATTGGTTTTGGTAAAGTAACATAGATGTTATCTCTAGCATCTTCGTTATTGAAAGATTTTAATTGATGAGATAATGCTCTGTCAGTAGATGCCTCGATCTTATCAGTTCTACTTTCATCACCGATAGAACCTTTACCATCAGAAACTAAACCATCTGTAACTTTTGTTTCTTTAGCAGAGATATCACCTTCACCTCTTAGTATTTCAGTTTCTTTATCTGATAATTCTGATTCTTCACCATCGGCACCGTCTTCATTATCTTTGTTTTCTTCTTCATCATCTTTTGTATTATCAGGATGAGACATAGTTTTAGTGTCTTTATCAAATAACTCGTGGTCTTCTTTTTTCTTTGATACAGACGATTCGGTACCTTCATCTTTTGGAATAGGTTGCGACTTCTCATATTCGTAAATTTCTTTTGCTAGATCGTAAACGTCTTGGAACGTCTCGGTCATAAATGCTCTTTGTATAAAAGTTTCTTCTATATCATTATGAAAAGGAACTTGAGCAAATGCACCAACTTTATAATGTAAATTAATTCTATCGATAAATCTCATATTAGCAATTGACTTATCTTTAGTATTGAAAAAATTCTTTTGATGTAATTTCTGATAACCAGAATACATTAATTTACGAAGACCTGGGTACCTTTGTTTCATCATCTTTTCAATTCTCACGTCTTCTAATACGTTAAGGAATGAAACTGGTACCTCTTTTTGTTTAAACATCCAGTCTTCTTTAGGAGTAAATAATGCATGACCAACTTCATGGCCAACTAATAAATCATAAACATCATCTGGCATTTCTTCTTTCCAGATTGGTAAACATAAAATTCTGTTTTTGACATCAAAATAAGCAGTGTCAACTTTTTTGTGTTGTACTGATATATTCTCAGTGGCAAGTAATTTTGCAAGATTTGATTTTGTGTCGTGTTTATTTTTTGTCATAATGTAAATACTATA